CGACGTGCCACCCGGCGCGTAGTAGTAGCAGACGTTGCCCGAGACGGCGGCCACGGGGCCGGCGCCGGTATCGTACTGGACGAACTTGTAGACCTTGCCGTCCGAGGCTTCGTAGTGGTCCCCGACGTTCGCCGGGCCCTGCAGCAGAAGCTGCGTCGAGTCGTAGGTTGCGGTGATATCCGCGCCGATGAGCTGAGACATGGTGTGTGTTCTCCTGTTCCGGGGGGCTTACGAGGCGTCGAGCAGGATGCCCTGCAGCGCGCGGTTTGAGCAGACGAGGTTGCCCATCCAGAGCATCGGGATGACGACGGCGTCCTGGTTGACGGAGACCTTGTCGTCCATCTGCGACCAGTTGGCGTCGCGGTGAACCACGAGGCCGAGATAGTCGGTGTTGAGGAAGTACATCTTCTCGGCGGTGGTCGAGAAGTTGCTGTTGCTGTCGAAGATCACGTCGGCGTCGACGTACTTCAGGGCGCGGAAGCCCGCCGTGGCGGAATCGCTGGACATGTAGCGCTGCTGGTCCTGCAGCGACTCCCAGTACATGGCGAAGAAGTCATGGCTGGAGACGATCAGGTCCGGCTTGTCGGCGCCACGAACGAGGCTGAGATACAGCGTGTTCATGTAGCCCTTGATGTTCGCCTTGGTCACGAGGTTCGTGCCGGTCGCTTCCAGGAACTGGTTGCGCCAGAACGAGTAGGTCGTGGAGTTGATGCCGCCGACCGTGCCCTGGCCGTTGGCCTGGATGATGTAGGCGAGGCCGCCCATCTGGTTGGTCAGCGCGCCGTCGGAGTACACGTCGATCGACATGTAGTTGGCGGCGGTGCGGACGGCGTTCTTCAGCTTGGCCTTGGACAGGTTGAAGATCGCGTTGTCGCCGGAGTTCATGCGGAGTTCGCGACCCGACGCGGTGACGTTGACCGCCGCCTGCATCCAGTCGTACTTCGCGGCCGTCAGGACCTGCGTCTGGCCGATGTTCAGCGTGTCGTACCCGCTGTAGCGCTGGTACGTGCTGTTGTTGGCGTAGTCGAGGTTTCGGACGATCTCGTAGCCGCCGTCCTCCAGGTCGATCTTGCCCTTGCGCTTGAGGTAGCGCCACAGAGCGTTGTTCTGGCTCACGTTGTCGGCGATTTCCGACGGATGATTGCGGAGGGTCGAGGTGACCAACTCCGTGAAGGTTGCACTCGGGGAAGTCATTGCGTGGTTTCCTTAACCGCGCGCCCGGATGCTCCTGAACGTGGCTGCCATCGAGTCTTCCCAACTGCCCCCCGCCTTGGCGACGACCCCCACGCTGCCCGGCTTGCGGGAGAGCGTGGAGAGCTTGGCTGCTGCGGCTGCATCTGCCTTCTGCTTCGCAAGGGCTTCGGCCTTGGCCTTGGCCTCCTGCTCGGCAGCGATCATCTGGCTGACTTCCGGGTGGGCCTTGGTTGCCATGGCGTAAAGCGTTTCGAGATCCATTCCGGGCTCGTAGAGCTTCGTCATGAGCGCCTCGACCTTGTCGAAGTGCGGAGCGTTCTTCTTGAACGCCTCGATCTTCGCCTCGGCTTCGGCAAGCCTTGCCGTCTCAACAGCCTGCTGCTGTGCGGTCAGTTGGGATTTGATGGCGCCCAGCTCTTGAGCGAGCGCGTTGAATTGCGGGTCCACCGGTTGCCCGGCGATCTGCTGCGCGGCTGCGGGATTGATCCCGTACATGCGGGCGATCTCGGCAAGCGCGGCCGGTCCGTTGGTTCGGAGAGCCTGATCTGCCGCCGCCAGACGCCGGATGTATTCCGGCTTGGGGATGCGGTTCTGCTCGATGAACTCGCGGGACGGGGCCAGCGCCTCGTCAAATGCCTCGATGGATTTCAGCCGCTCCCCATCGGTCGTGAACTTCTTGTGGATCTCGCTTTCCCGGTTGGCCCAGTACTCCTGGACCTTGGGTGGAAGCGTAGACCACTCTGCCTTCACGTCCGCCGGCAGGGACTGCGGCGCCTCGATGACCGGTCGGGCCGGGTCGGGCGGCGCAGCTTCGGGGCTGCCAGGTACCTTCAGCTCGGGCGTCGCGGGCGTCGCGCCAGCCTTTGCGATGAACTTGCCGTCTTCCCCCTGCTGGGGGCGGGCGGCCTTGATCCTCTCGAACTCCGCCGCAAGCGTCTCGTCCATCGACCTTTCGACGGGCGCCTCTACGGCCGGCGCTTCAGTGATCGGCGCGGGCGTCGAGGTATCGGCTACGGCAATTTCTTCGCTCATACGGTACCACCGGTTAGAGGGTTATTCAACGGGTGAACTCCGGAGGCGGACGCGGCGTCCACTCCCGGCCGTGCTTGATGGCGCGCTCTTTCGAGTGATAGGTCGGCTTGTATTCGGTGGGATCGACCAGACGGCAGCCGGTGCGCTTCAGGTCTTCCCGCTGGGCCGCGCGGCCGTCGATCATCTGCTTGCTCGCCATGCTCATGTAGGGGGCGATGTCGCGGGTGATCTGGGGCGTCGGCACGAAGTCGCCGCGCGTCTCCATGGGCTTGCCTGTGGTCTTGTCGATCCACATGCCGTCGCGGTTCAGGCGATAGCGGGAGACGGTCATTGGTAGTCCAGCGCGAGATAGTCGTCGGCCACCTTGGCGTCGATCTTCCAGCCGAGATCGTTTTCCCAGCGGTCCACATTGCGATGGCGCGGCCCGATCTTGCGGAACTCCTCGCGATAGGCGGCGATCGTCTCCGCGCTGACGGGAATCCACTGCGGGGGCGTGTATTTGTTGGTAGTCACTTCGCCCTCCCGTTCGGCTTGCTCTTGGCGGCTTCACGCTTCGCGGCAATGGCCTCCAGCCCCTGAGCGTGGCTCTCCTGCCCCATCTCGCGGGCGCGGGCCTGATCTTCCGCCGCAAGCATGTGCTGCCCCACGGCAACGACTGACTTGGCCTGCAGGCTTTGCATCTCCATCGCGTGCTTCTCGCGGGCGCGCTGCTGTTCGGCCTGCATCTCCTCCATGCGCATCTCGAACTCGCGCTGCTTCAGCTGCGCTTCCTGCGACATGGTCTGCTGGTCGATCTGGCCCTGCATCTGCGTGCGGGCGATCTCGGCCTCTGCCTGCGTTTGGGCGGTCTGCGCCTTGATCTGCTCGACCTGCAGCTTGGGATCGGGCGGCGGCGGGGGCGGCGGCTGCTTTGCCGCGGCGTCCAGGCGCTTTTGCCACTCGTCAAGGATATGGTCCGCCTGACGGCCCAGCTTGAAGTTGCGGGCGAACGTGCGGGCCAGGCCAACCGCCTCCGGCGGCGTCATGTAGCCCGCCTGCACGGCAGGCCCCACGGCCTCGAAGTAGCTTCCCAGCCCGGCCACGAAGCCGCCGACGTTCTCCTGCTGGCGACCCAGATCCGCCTTGATGGTGCCGTCCGTCTCGATGTCGATGTTGAACTCGCGGCTGATGTCGGTCTTGAGAAGCTGGACCTGCTCCGGCGTGAGCGCGATGCCGGTCATAGCCTCCAGCTCCTCCGGCGTGAAATGCTCGGCCATCAGGTCGGCCGTCATCCGCATCAGGTCGCGGGCGTGAAGCTGGATGTCCTGCTGTGCGCTCTGCAGGCGCAGGCTGCCCCACTGGGCCTTGAGTTCCTGTGCGCCCAGCGTCTCGTTGGCCTTGGTCGAGCCCCGCAGGATGTCGGCAACGCCGGTCAGTTCGTAGATGACCTGCTTGCACATCTCGCGCGATTCGTAGAGCTGGCGCAGCGTGGCGACGGCCTGCTCGATCGGCATCAACCAGAAGGCTTTCTCGATGTCGCCCTGTACCAGTGCGCGCGCCGCGTCCGGGGCCGGGGCCATCTCACCCTCGTCCAAGCCCTTCATGGCCTTTACCGCGCTCTCGAAAGCGCCGTCGTAGATGCCCCGCCACTTGATGACGTTGATCAGCGCCCCGATACGCCGCGTCAGGTTGTTCATCTCCTCCTGCTGCGACTGCCACACCATGAACGGGCAGATGGGGACCTGCGTGTCCGTGGTCTCGATGGCAAGGCGCGGCCGGGGGACCGGGAAGAAGCCAATCAGCTTGTAGGGGTCATCCTCGATCTTGAGCGGCCCCTGGTCGTAGCTCTCCGCAATCCAGTACACCTTGCGCTTGGACCGGTCCCAGATTTCCCAGACGTTGGCGCGCTTGAACGTGTCGGGGGTCGAGGCGTCCTTGTCCGGCTGGCCCTCGACCGTGGCGTCAAGGTTGACCTTCCACGCCAGTTCCGGGTTCAGGCCCTCCAGTTCGTCGCGGGTGAATACCCAGTGAAAGGCGATCCACGGCGTGTCAGCCCAGCGCTTGGCAGGCCCAAGGCGGAAATCGTCCCAGATCACCGGCTCCCATGTGATGTGCTTGGACACCACGGCGCCGGGGATCTCGTTGCCCGTCTCTTGGTCGGTCTTGTCGGGAGCGTTGACCACATTCACGCGAAGCCGGGTCACGGCGCGGCCCAATAGCTCCCGGTCCTTTACCGCCGCCTTCAGGGCGTCGTCGTAGTCGTACAGGTCCGACTGAACCGCAATGGCCCGCTCAATGGTCTGGCTGACGTTGGAGCGGTCACGGTTCTTGCGCTCGGCTTCGGCCTGTGCGGCGCTGGTGGCAGCCACGGCAGCCGGATCGGGCTGCATGGCCGGGCCGCCATTGTGACCCATGGCCGGCGGGGGCTCGACCGGCATGGCCTCGCCAAAGCGCGCCCGCACATCCGCCGACGGCATGCTGTTGTAGATCGCCGGGCATGTCGTCTGAATGTTGGCGTAGAGGATGTTGAACCGCGATACGCGCCACCCATCACGGTCCGAGCGGAACGCCTGCAGCGCCGTCTTGGCGTCCTCGCGCCAGTCATTCTCCGTCTTGCCCGCCAACTCGATGGCGGACATCCAATAGCGGTGGAAATCCTGCTGCGACTTGATGGTCTGGGCGAGCGTATCGACAGTGCCGGTGTCAGCGCTGGTGACGTTGTCGGTCTGTCCGATCATGCGCCGGTCCTTTCCTTGCGGCGCTGCGTCTGCCGTTCGATCATCTCGCGGATGGAGAGGTTGGAGGCCATCGTCCCCTCGGGGGTGCCGATGAAGAAATCCGTCGTGGGCTTGGGCGGAGGCTCGGCCGCCTTGATGACGCGCCAGCCGACCGACAGGTAACGCCAGGCATCGGCCGGGTTGGATGCCCAGTCGTGCAGCGGCGTCGGCTTGAAGACCTTGCGTTCCTCGTCGTACTCGGCGCGGTACTGCTTCAGGCCCTCTAGGCCCTCGGCGCACTTGGTGCGGTCAAAACGGGCGACGGGGATCGTGAGGCGGCCGGCGTTGATGCCGTCCATGCGGGCGTGATCCGGCACCAGTTCAGGCTTGAGCCCCAACCGGCGCATGGTCTCGACGCGGGTGCGCCCGGTGCCCCACTCCTTGACCATGGCGTCATGCGGCACGAGGCACGGCCCGTAGGTGTAGCCCTTTCCCTCCATGACCTCGGCGTAATGCTCGACGCCGACGCCGGAGGCTTCGTAGAAGTCCACCACGTTCACGCCGCCCGCCAGGATCTGGAAAAACCAGATGGCGGTGCTGTCCTTCACGCCAAGATCCCATGCGGTGTAGACGGGGCTGTCAGGGTCCACAGGCACGTCGCAAATGCGGCCGTCCCGCTCGGCCTGCGCCATCTCCTTGCCCCAGTAGGCGCCCTGAATGGCGGCCTCAAACGAGCATTCGAACTCCTGCTCGTACTGCTCCGGGGTCATCAGCTTGCGCGCGGCGGCCAGTTCCTCGGCGTCCACAAGGCCCGTTTCCGATGCCTTGAGCATCACGCCGTACCAGTCGTTGTCGTTCTGAGCCTGCTGCCAGGCCTTGTGGAAGTCGTTGTGGCCGCGGGGCGTGCCGATGATGGTCAAGCTGCCCTTGCGATCGGACAGGGCCGGGCGGATGATCTCGGGCAGCACGCGGGGCCGCATGTCGGCGAACTCGTCCAGCACGCAGTCGTCCAGGTAGATGCCGCGCATGCCGTCAGGGTTGTCGGCCCCGTACAGGCGCACCCTACCCCCATTGGGGAAGTCCACGCGCAACTCGCTTTCGTTGGCCTCAGTGCCCGGAATCGGCGCGCTGAACTCCTTGAGATAGGACCACGCCACGTCCTTCGCCTGCTTGTAGAGCGGGGCGATGTAGGCCACGCGGGCATTGGGCTTGTCGCAGGTCAGCGCCGACCGGATAAGCTGGTTGACCGTCGCCACGGTCTTGCCCGCCCGTCGGTGAGCCACGATCACGCGCCACCGCTTGCTCGTCTCATGGTACGGCAGAAAGGCCCGGCGGGGGCTGTAGGGGATGGTTACTTGCTGGACGGCAGCCATGAGATCGCCATTGCGACAGGGCCGCCGCCTTCGCCTGTCACCGCCTGGGGGACCTTGCCATCCAGCCGGTCCGCGATTTCCTTGATGGCCGGCACGTCGCCGTTCACAGCGCTTTCGACAAGGGAGACAACCAGCTTGTCGAGCTTGGTCTTGCCCTTTACGTCAGCCTCTCCCGGTCGCTTTACGGCAAGCCGCAAGGCGTCACGGAAAGGCTTGTCGATGTACGGACCACGGGGGGCCTTAGGCAAACCGCTAACCTCTTGAGGTGTAACGGTTTCCTATAGGCTCCAGTAAGGACTTAGAATGTCAAGCGTTATTCTCTGCGCAGCCCGCACTCGCGCAAGGCCGTGTCGATGCCCGCCAGCATCGAAATAGCTAGCCGCGCCTCTGCCGTGAGCGTTCCCCAGTTGGAATAGCGGACGGTGTAGTAGCTGGACAACTGCATTTCGTGCCTTTTCCTGCGAATGGTTTTTACGCAAAAGCCGAGACGGTTTGCGATCTGGTTGTCATCGAAGCCGGCCGCGTTCAGGCGGCGCAGCGTGTCCGCGTGTTCGGGTGTCCATCGTGCCATCACAGGCGCCTCCCATATGACCAATTCGGATCGACAAGAATCTCGGGCTGGGGCACGTCCACAACCTCCCCTGTCTCGTCCATGACGACGATCCAGAGGCGGTGCCCGTCTATGCCGGTTTCCTTCCAGGCGTAGGCCCAGCCGGAACGGGCTTGGGCTCGGACGCCTAGCGGGAGAGCGGGCGACGTGACCTTGACCGGGATGGGTGGGCTAAGCTGGAGCATCGATGCGCCCTCCCACCCTGTGGACGCGCCCGCGGTGGATCTCGCCCCTGTAGTAGAAAAACTCCCAGCGCCATTCTCCGGGATACTCGCGCATGGGCGCCCAGCGGGCGGGTTGCCAATCCTCGTCTGAGGTGCGCTTAACCCAATACCAACCGTCCGGGCGGCTCATTGGATGGGCCTCTCATCGCTCATTTAGGGTGCCTGACCTTTGGTGAACCGACCTCGGTGCCATCTGTGGGCGCGATCACGCGGAACTGCCCTAGTGCGTGCTTCCAGCGTTCCTCATGAGCGCGGCCGGCCTTTTCAGCCGATTCCTGCGTCGCGTAGGTCGCCCACACGCGCCACTTGGTGAACGCGCCGCTGTGCTGAGCGTAGCGCCACTCAAGCCGCCAACGTCTCTTGGTCATGCTGCCACCTGTGGGAGGTCGCTTGAGGCTGTTCAGCGCCATGACGAGCCCGTCCACGCGCCGCGCATATCCTTCCGCAAGGTGTCGGCGGTCGGGTCCCCAATCGCCCCGCAGGCAGGCATCCCGGCACTCGGCAAAGGTGCTGATCTCTTTTTCCAGCATCTCTTTTGACCAGCCTGCGTAGTCGCTCATTGCAGCGTCTCCGGTCGCCATTGCGTGATGAGATGTGAGGGCGCGGGGGTCATGCGGCCACCTGTGGCGCTGGGCTCGAGGCGGCGGTCTTGGTCGCCGTCTCCCACTCGTCGCGGGTCATCTCGAGACCCCAGCGTTTAGCGATGGCGTCGATCTGCTCCCACCACGCATCGGCGTTGCCGCCGGGCGGTCCATGCTCGGCACGGCGGCGCTGGCTCACGGCGCGGTGCCAGGCTGTGCGGACCTGCTTGCGGGTCAGGCTGATGGGCGACGGGTTTGCCTTCCAGGATTCGCCGTCCGCGACCTGCTGGGCAATGAACTCGAGCGCCCGCATCAACTCGGGAACGCCTTTCGAGGCCCGCTTCCCCTGACCGGCGCGCCATTCGTCCATCAGACGCCGCGCGATGTGCCTCTGGGCGCTCATTGGGCAACCCGTCCACGCCAGCGCTCGAGAACCGGCTTGGGTGCGATGCACCGCCCGCTCTCCGGTCTTGGTCCCCATGTCGCCTCCTGCCACATGCCGCCTGGGTGGTAGTTCCGGAACCGCGCCTCCCACAGGATCTCATCGCTCGAGGGGGCGGCGCTCGAGTGCTCGCAGGACGCGCCGTAGTTTCCCTCGAGCACTTTCCGGAAGTTTCTGGGCTCGAGCACCCAGTCCAGCTTCAGGGCGAACTTGGTCCGCAGGAAATCCGACGCTCGAGCGTTCTCGAGCATTTGCCGCCATCCCTCGAGGCCGTGCTCGCCAAGGCGTGCTTTCAGTTTCTTCCGTCGATCAGGTTCCAGCCCTCGAGGTTTGGGCCACCCGAACTCCGAAGCGGTCGCCACGAACTGCTCATAGGCCACGTCCTCGTCTCGAGGCCCTGTATCTTCAGTAGATTTATCTACTGAAGTAGTCCCTTCACTTACCTTCCCTTCACTTCCGGCGTTACGAAACGGTTTCGTAACCCCCTCCGTAACCGTAACAGGGGGGGTTACTGAGCGGTCTTTGTTACGCCACCGTGCCTGCTTTTCGCGGTTACGCTTGCGCTGCTCCCACGCCTCAAGCGCGACCTCCGCGACGGTGCGGTGATACAGCCGGCCGTCCGAGCAGAGCAGCCAGCCACGCATCGCCTGCGGTTTGATCTTCTGCCAAGCCTTCACGGCGACGCCGTAGCCCGCATAGTCGGCCAGCAGCATGTCGTCGTTGGGCAGACTGCCCGCCGGGACTTCATGTGCGAACGAGCGCCACCACAGGCGGAGCGCGGCAACCTTTGCTTCCGGGCTGGCGGCAATCCAGGTCGCGGAGCCGAACAGGCGGTCGCCAAACAGGGGCATGTAGGGCATGCCGCGCAGATCGCACTCTGCGGGCGTGAGTGGGGATTCGGTGGTCATCGCCTTCCTATCATGTTGCCCAAGAGCGCTTTCCACGGCGCTCGAGGGTGGCGGGTGTCAGAGGTTGGAACCTGTGATAGGCAGGCCCGGTCCTCGCGGATACCGGCCTCTGACGGGGTGGCATATAGCGCGCCAACCGACAGCCTTACTAGGGCTCCAATCTCGGCGCTAAGTGTAGCAAAACGCAACGGGAACAACAACAAATGCTGGTGTGGAGCGCTCACATCAGCCCCCATACCAGCGCGCCGACAAAAGCAGCCACCCCCGCCACTGCGGCGGCTATAGGCAGGATCACACCCCATACGGGAGGTCTATCGACGGGAGCGATGGAGTTGGGCGAGCGGATCATGTAATCCTCCAGTCAATTCCAGGATGCAGGGCCTTGGCGAGCGCCCACTTGATCTTGAAGGCAGGCGTCTGGACGCCCTTCTTGTCCTCGACCACCTCGCGTTCGCCCTCGAAGTAGCGCCAATCCGCGACGTAGGTGCAGACCTTCTCGCCGTTCGCCCGCAGGACAAATCGCGGCTGGCGCTCTAGGCGATGGATCTTCCCGGCCTTGGCGAGCGACTGCAGTTCGGCGTCGCGCTTTGCCTCTGCCTTGCTGGCGAAGCGCACGCCGTTCACCACAACGGGCTGATTGCGGTACTTGGTCATGCGGCCTCCGCGGCGACGATGCGGCGACCAATCCAGGCCATCACCGGAACGGCCATTGAGTTGCCAAGCGCCTTGTAGCGAGGGCCGTCAGAGGCAGGCTTGCCGCGATAGGAAACGGCTGTGTAATCGTCTGGGAAACCCTGCAGGCGTTCACATTCTCGAGGTGTGAGGCGGCGAACGGCGGTGGCCGCTACATAGCTGCGGGACGAACCACCAGATGCAGCGCGCATATTCGCCGTGTCGTGCGGTCCCTCAAATTGAGCGCCACCTTCTCTGCCGCGAAGATCAAAAGCCACCGCGGGTGTCTGCTGGCGCGAAAGCGCGCTCGTGATCGGCTTCGGTTCAAGGCCGCGAGCGTCTCCCCCGCTCTGCCAATTGAACGCCACCGCAGGCATGACTCCGCCGTTAGCGTGGCTCCTGTTGAATCCGCCCGCGCGTAATGTCGGAGAGATAGGCCCCGCATCGGCGCCGTGATCCTTGACAGAAAAAGCGATGGCCTGGGCATGAGCTCCCGCCGCAAGCGGGTGGCAAGGATCGCCCGCCTTCGGCTTGCTGTAGTTTGCCTTGCTGGTGATTTGCGTGGTGTCAAACGGCACCGGCACCAACGGCGTTCCGCGCCCAGTCCCGTCCTCGCTGGCGTCAAAGCCATCAGCGCGCAAGGCGTGGGCAATCAGGCGTCCGGTGTAAGCATCCTGTTCGCTATATGCTCCGGGGTGGGCGTCGGCACAAAGCGCGCCCACGGTCCCGGCTACTAGGCCACCGTCGCAATCAAAGTCTGTTCTGAGTCCGCCACCGCCTTTAGTGCGTGCGCTAATTGTGGGGGCAACTCCTTCCCCCGTTTCCCGGCGCGGCGCAGGATGCCCGTGCAGGCTTTCGCGCTCAAAAAGAACCGCTGCGGCACGTCGCCAGTCTCCAAGATATCCGACAACGAACACACGCGCCCGTCGCTGGGCCAGACCGAAGTATTGAGCGTCAAGAACCCGGTATGCGAACCCATACCCGAGTTCTGCCAGCCCTCCGAGGAAGGCTCCAAGCGCCCGTCCTTCGTCAGATGACAGGACACCGGGGACATTCTCCCAAACGATCCACCTCGGCTGCGTTCGTGCAGCCAAGCGTAGAAACTCGAGTGTGAGGTTGCCTCGCTCTCCAGCAATTCCCGCGCGAAGTCCCGCGACGGAGAAATCCTGGCAGGGGGTTCCTCCGACAAGAAGGTCAATTGATCCATACTCGTTTCCCTCAATCGTAGTGAAGTCGCCGTGGAGCGGGACGGCGGGGTAATGCTGGGCAAGTACCGCGCGAGGGAACGCCTCAATTTCAGAGAAGGCGGCGGGTGTCCACCCGAGCGGGTGCCAAGCGACCGTTGCGGCTTCAATGCCAGAGCAGACGCTGAGATACCTCAAGCCACCCTCCCCACCTGTGGCTGCGCTCGGTACTTGGTCATGGGTGGTGCCTGACCTTTGTTGGGTTTGCCGACGCGCCATCGGTGGGCGGCCCTACGACGACATCGCGAACGGTCAAATCTCCGCTCGTCGCGTCCCTCCACCGACGTACCCACTCGGTGTCCACATGACCGCCGATGTACCTTGTCAGCAGGCCGCGCTCCTCGATCTGCAGCACAAGATACTCACGGCGCGTCCAGAACGTCCGACGCGACACGTACCGGCGGCGGCCGGTATCTTCGGCATGCCTCAAGCCACCCTCCACACAGTCGCCGAGCATCCGCTGACGTTCTTGCGGCGGGCGTCGGTTTTGATGATGCGGCCCTTCTTCAGCAGGCCGGTAAAGCGCGGCCGGATGCTGTTCCACGTCTCGCCAATCTTCTCCGCGCACTCGTCAGCGGTAAGCGGGCCGTGGATCTTGAGCGCTTCCAAGCATTTGCCCTCCAGATAGGCGACGCGCTTCGATACCTTCTCTGCTGCCTCGTGTGAGGGGCCGGGGGATTTGAAGCCGGGAGATTCTGGATAGCGCGGCGTCCAGTCGAGCAAGGGGGTGGCGGTCATGGCTTGCCCTTCTCGCGCTCCAAGCGCTCAAGATGATGACGGGCAGCGAAAATCAGCCGCTCCACGACGTGCGGGCTCAAGTACACCTCCATGCTATCGTCGCGGAGCCATTCGTAGGCATCGGCGATGTCTTGATAGAGTTGATCAATTTCCGTCATACCCGCGCCCTCGCGGCATTCCACTTCGCCCCGGCTTCCTCCATGGCTGCTAGGGCGGCTTCATCGCTTGGGGGGGCTACGCGGGCCGAAGACGGCCCTACCGCGCCGACCGATCGCGGGGCGGGCGCTTCGTCTGCCGGTTGAAGCGTGCCCATAAGCGACATCGCAAAAGAGGTGCCAGCCTCTACCCCGCCATTTTGCGAGGCTGGCGTGGCGGCAGAAAGGGGCACCTCTGCCGCCTCCGGTGCCCACGGCAAGGAACTACCGCGCGGGGCCGGAGTATCTGTTGATTCCTGTGTCTCTGTGACCACGCCGTCTGAGTCGTGTGGCGTGTCCAATTTCGGGGATTTTTGGACAACCTTCGCCAGGTTGCCTGCCGCGCCCGTGGAGATGCCTCCGATGGCGGCGGCCTCTCTGACCGTCGCGCCGTTCGCAAGCGCGTCAGCGGCCAGTTTCTTGCCTCCTAGGGCCAGTTCGTAGGAGTGGACAAAGTAATCTTGCTCGTCGCGCTTCTGGTCGCCCATGGCGCGGCGCTGCAACACGATCCGGATGGCCTTGCCGTCAAGCTGATGTTCCTTGACGGCGCGCTTGATCGCCTCGCGCTGAAAGTCGGCTTCCGCCTTCTGGCGCAGCTTGCTGGCTTCGACTTCCTCGATCACGCCCTTCAGGGCCTTGGTGTTGATGTTCATGGCCTGCCTGCCAGTCCGCGCTTCCGCTCGGCATTCGTCTTCCCGACGTTGTGAAGCCTTGCGTGATCCCCGCGATAGATGACCTCCAGATTGGAGGGGTCGTTGTTCAGCGGATTTTCGTCCTTGTGGTGAACGACTTCGTTGTACGCCAGACGGCGGCCAAGCAGGCGCTCCATCAGTTGTCGATGCTCGGCCCGCTTGCCTAGGTATTTGTACCCATGCGTCGAAGTCCATCCTTCGCCGCGCCGCTGGACGGGTTTCCCAACGAGGGGAAGCCCCCGCCGCCGCCTATGGTAATGCGCGTTGCAGAGGCCTCCAGCGGCCTTCGGGTGGCTGGCTGACTTGCAGCCGTCTACCGGGCACATCTTCATGGCCTGCTCGCAAGGCCGCAGAAGCCGCCGTCACTGGTGCTGGCACTGCCGGGGAAGTCGCTCTTGCGGGCGGCGGTTTTGAAGTCCCAGCGGAATGCCATGCAGGCAGAGCCGACGCAGCGAGTGCCATCAAAGTCGGCTTCCCGTGCCGGGGAGATAAAGCGGTTGAAGCCGCCGAGCCCCGATGTGGACGATCCAAGGCGCGCATACGGGCACCACTTTGTCTTGGCTTCTTCTTCTGTCATTGGTCGTGTCCTCTATGAAACTCGAAGCGGGTGCGTAGTGAGCGAAGCGAGCGAGCCAGCGGCTAAGGCGTAGTCCCCGCCTTGCTCAAGGCTTCATCAACGCGAGCGGCGGCCTCGGTTTTCGGGT